CCGATGCAGCCGGACGGTTCGCCGGACTTCTCGATCGTCAGAGATACGGTCACGCGGTTGCACTACTTCTCATTCGCGATGCGGTTGACAACATACCCAATCATTGTCGTTAAAAGCGCTGTCCTGCCTGATACCATGCGGGAGTTGGCAGACATGCGCTTTGACGGGTCCAAGCATCCGAGACTCTGTTACAGCCCGGAATTCCTGAGAGACATCGACCCGGAAGAAGACCTGATGCTTATGGAGACGTTGATCGTCGGCGGGCACCCGGACGACTGCCAGGAAGTGCAACGGCTGTTCACCGACTATTCAAGCTGTGTGCCGTCATGGAGCCATCACAACGTCACGCTCGATGAAGCGGCGCTAATCAAGTACATGGAAAACTGCTTCCTCGCGCTCAAGGTCAGCTACTGCAATGTGTTTTACGAACTCTGGCAAGGGTTGCCGTACCGCACGACGTGGGAGACGTTTGTCGCGGCATGGACCAGCGACGAACGGATGGGCGAATCGCATACGATGGTGCCCGGCCCCGATGGAAGGCGAGGATGGGGCGGCAAGTGTCTGCCGAAAGACATCAACGCCCTAATCTGGTACGGGCGCAAGCTCGGTTGCGACGTGTCGATACTCGAAGCCGCATGGAAATACAACCTCACCATTCGGCCTGACCGCGACTGGGAACGCATCGAAGGAGCTATGACGCATGACACCAAAGCCTAAGCGACGTCCAGGCAGACCGCGCAAGCAACCTGAACACCCTACCGCGCTGGAGCAAGTCCCGCTGACTTGTTCCACGTGCGGCCGCAACCTGGGAACCGCACCGGGCAAGCACGCGATCCGCGTTGACCCGGAACAAACGCGGGATTATGTAGCGCGAGGCGTTCGGTGGGTTGGGATCAAGCGGTGGTATCAGTCCTGTGAGTGCGGCCGGAACTTCTGCGTGCAGGCACCGATCCGCGTGATTCCGTTGTAGAAGGTTCCGCAATACGGACAAATCGGAGGCGGTATCGTTGCCAATAGGAACGCACCAGGTATAAAGTAAAGTCAGACAACAAAGCCGGTCTGCAGCCGGCGGGTATACCCAAAGCCGTGTGGGGCCACACCCTCGCACGGCTTTTTTGTTGTCACACGAACGAAAAGAGGGCAGAAAACATGATCGTCAAGGTACGCAACATCCAGTTTGACTCAGCCGATGAAATCATCGTGGTGAAGCTGTCGGCAGAAGAAAAGAAGGCGATCGCCGCGATGCCGGAATCCGACGACCTATTCCTCAGCTACCCGACCGACACCGGCGCGGAAGACATTGAGGAAGCAAAGGCAGGGCTGTAGTTGGCAGACAATTCCTCATCCTCAAGCAGCTCGCAATCATCCAGCTCAAGCGGTGAAATCGAGTCACCGTTTGCGCTACTCGAAGCCGTTGAGGCGGCAATCCTGCGCATCGTGACCGGGCTCCAATCCTACACGCTCGCCGACCGTCAAGCCAAAGAAGCCGATCTGAACCAACTCCGATCGTTGCGCAAAGAACTGCTCGCCGAAGTGGCGGCGCTTCAACGAACGCGACCGACTGTCGCCAGTTGCGTCATGCAGGGGAACATGTAACCCGATGCCCAAGCGCGACCTAATCAAACGCCTGACTACCGCAGCAACAGCAACCGGCAAGTGGCTGTTTGGGTATCACGCGGTCAATACGGTCGATAGGCGTAGCGTTCCCGTTTCGACCATTCGCTCCGAAGACCGGGAAACGACCACCAGCCAGCGGAAAACGCTCGTCGCTACGACACGGGACCTGCGCCGCAACTACGCGATCGCCGCTTGGGCAATTCGGCAACACCTTGATTTTGTTTCCCGGTTCACGTTTCAGGCACTCACGCCGGATGAAGCATTCAACGACCGGCTTGAATCGCTGGTGAAGTGGCGATCGCAAGCTCGGCAGTGGGACGTTGCCAGACGGCACAACCGCAACACGTTCGTACGCCTGCTCGAAGCATGCCGCACGGTGGACGGGGATGTCGGAACGATTCTGATCAGCGACGGGCACTTGCAGGCAATCGAGGCCGACCGCATTGCATACCCGACAGCCGGCGGCTTCCCGGTGAACGCGCCCTATGACGGCTGGAACCTAAAGGAGAACCACGGCATCCACGTGAGCGATCAGGGCATGCCGCTGCATTACTGCATCTGCAATCGCGACGGTACGCAGTTGCGCTACAATCGCATGGTGAGATCGCGATACTTCGAGCACCTCGGGTATTTCGACCGGTTCGATCAACTGCGCGGAATATCGCCTCTGGCGTCCGGCCTGAACACCATGATCGACTGCTACGAGGGGTTCGATTACGCTCTGAACAAGGCCAAGATGCACCAGCTTTTCGGCGTGTTTTTCGAGCGCGAATCATCGGCCACGGCAAACAAGGGCGACTTCTCCTACACCGACAGCGACGATGGAGCCGCGCCGGATTCGGCTACGGACAGTTACGATTTCAGCGGCGTTCCGTGCATGAAAATTGAAGGGCGTCCAGGCGACAAAATGCACATGCTGGACAGCCAGACTCCATCGAGCGAGTTCCGCGATTTCACCGAATTCATGATCCAGATCGGCCTTCAATCCCTGGATATCCCCATGACGTTTTTCGACTCACGCCGGTCCAGCTACAGCGCGCAACGAATGGATCTCGTCCGGTATCTGGAATCGTGCCAAGCAAAGCGGGAACCGCTACGGGAGTTTCTGCGAAACATCACGGTATGGGACCTGAGCCGCTGGACCGTGCCGCAAGGTGACGCGCCGCCGCTGCTCCAGTTGCCGGCGGGCATGGAAACGTATGATGTCGAATTCGAATGGGTTCCGGCCGGCGTACCGTGGATTGACCCGCTCAAAGAAGTCCAAGCCGACGGGCTTGCCGTCGCCTATGGATTCACGACCCGCGACAACATCGCCCGGACCCGGTACGCTGGCACCTTCGCCAAGAACATAAAGGCACTCGGACGGGAAGAGGCACAGGCGGCAGAGGCGTCTGCAACGCTGCTGATCGGGGGAGCCACGAACACCACAACTACCCGCGACGAGGAAGAAGGAAACCCCGCAGCCGGGGCAAGCGACGGAGGCAATCCCAATGAGTGACCGATGGTATATGAGCGCCTTCCTGCGCGGAACGCCGGCCGAATCGGTTGACCGGGAAACGGGCGTAATTCACGGCGCGGCTATTGTCACTGCGGGCGAAGCCAAAGGGCACGGAGTACAGCTCGATGATGAATTTGTCAACGAAGTCGTCCGGCTCGGCAACGCAAAACAACAGGGAGTTAAGGTGCGCTTCGGACACCCCACAATGTCCAGCACCGCCCTTGGAACGTTCCTTGGACGAGCGAAACACTTCCGGTACGATCGCGGCGTTGCGCGAGCTGATATCTACCTCAGCAACACGGCGCATGAAGCGCCGGCTGGCAACGGCCAGGACCTTTACGGGTACGTCTTGAGCTTGGCAGCCGAAGACGCCGACATGTTCGGTACGTCAATCGTGTTCACGCCTGGCGAAACCTACAGGCGTGATGAGGAAGGCGAGAAGATCCCGTGGATTGAGCAGGACGGCGACCAGCCGTTCGTGGAAATTCGCGAACTCCACGCGGCGGATATCGTAGACGAACCGGCGGCAAACCCTGACGGTTTGTTCAGTTCGTTGAATCAGACCACCCTCGCAGGCCAGGTTGCCGAGTTTCTTGACACTCATCCCAACGTCTGGGAATTGATCGAAAAGAACCCGGACGCGATGAAGACATTCCTCGCTCGATACGAGGAGCACAAAAGCAAATCCACCACACGTATGGAGGCCGTGATCATGCCAGACGAAACAGAACTGATTGCTTTAGATGAGACCGTTACGGCAGACGTCGAAACGGTCGATGAGACTGCGGAACTCGCCGATCCGCAGACCGCAACGGACGCAGAGACGTTCGACGTGGGAGACGATGACGAGGCAGCGCCCAATGCCGTCGATACCGAAAACGCGGACAAGCCGGACGACCGTGCGACGTTTCGTCGAGTGTTCGACGAATTCGGCGCAGACATCGCCTGCGAAGTCTACCTGTCCGGTGGGACACTTGAAGACGCCGCAGCGATGGCAAAGGAACGCGAACTGGATCGACTCCGCAAAGAGAACGAAACGCTGAAAGCGCAAGTCCAGACCGGCGGAGACGAACCCGTCACCTTCGACAACGGCGAACGCGGCAAATCGTTTCGCGTGAGTGAAGCAGATGCCGCCGCACGAGGCCTTACGCCCGCCCGCGCGAGCGTGGTAGACAAGCTCAAGGCCGAACTCAGAAAGCAGTAATACCTCACAGAGGAGGAACCACCAATGGCAAATCTGACGATACTCGATGTGCTCCGGCGCAACAGCGCCGACCCCGAAGTCGGCATCATTGAAGAAAGCATGGCACTGCATCCGGAAATCACGATGGGCGCAGCCAAGCAGATCGCCGGGACCACGTACAAGACCGTGGTCCGAACCGCGCTTCCGTCCGTCGGCTTCCGGTCGGTGAATGAGGGTGTCGCGACGACGCGATCTACTCTCGCCATTCGTACTGCCGATTGCTTCCTCGTCGATTGCGGCGTTGAAGTTGACAAAGCGATGGCTCAGGTCGGGATGGACCCGCTTGAGGAAATCTTGGCCGACGAACTCGCCGCACACGCCGAAGCCGGCGCGCGTTCGCTCGCGAGCCAATTCTATTACGGCACGCTGTCAACCGTTGGCGCGGCGTCTAGCGCGGCCAGCGCAACAAAGGGCTTTCCCGGGCTCATCGATACGTACGATTCGACAAACATGGAGATCAGCCGTGGCGGAGCGAGCGGCGCGTATACCAGCGTATGGCTGGTCAAGTTCGGCCCGCAGTATCTCCGGTGGATCGTCGGTGCTGACGGCATGTTGGACGTCAAGGACGCCTACGAATGCCGCTTGACCGACGGCAGCAGCAATCCGTACGATGGTCTGCGCAAGCCGATGAGCTTCTGGGTCGGGTTGCAGAACGTGAATCCGCGTCACAGTGCGGTACGAATCAAGCTCATCGACGCTGGGACGAGCCCCACGGCTGGTCTGAGCGACGCGTATATCGCCAAGGCCCTGACGCTGTTCAAGGCCGGCATGCGACCGGACCTGATCCTGATGACGCCAAATACGTTGTATCAGCTCCAGTCAAGCAGGACGGCGACGAACCCGACCGGAGCGCCGGCACCGTTCCCCGACAACGCCTTCGGCATCCCAATCGTCACAACTGACGCGATCTCCGAGGTGGAAACCGCGTAACCAGCGAACAGAGGAGGATTGACACATGGCACACGATGTATACGCGCTTGGCATCCAGGATGCCAGCCTGACTCCGGCGGCGTTCGCGCTGCCCGCTGCTTCCGCGACTACGCGGAGCGCTCAGATTGACCTCGGTTCGACCGGCGGCAAAAACGCCCGCGTCGAAGACTGGGAGATTGAAATCCAGGCCCCGGCGCTCGCCGTCGGGGAACTGGCAAACGCCCAGACCGTCACGTATGGGATTGAGCACAGTACCGCGAGCGGATCCGGCTATGCCGTGCTCGCCGATGAAATCATCGTGCAGACCGGTGCCGGCGGGGCCGGCGCTTCGGCCACATCCGGAACGTTCCGACTGCCGCGCAACACCGACCGCTACATCAACGTGGTCGCAGTCGCTAGCGCTGGAGGTGGAACGCCGTCCACGCAGAATTGCACGGTCAAGCTGTACTTCCACGCTTAGGCCGAATGCCGTACCGGACGAGGGCCGTCGTTCCGGCACCCGGCTGGCTGGGCCGCCCTCTCCCAGCCAGCCTCTTTTCCACATACAGGGAGTGCGTAAAAAATGGGCACGACCCGAAAAACTCAACATGCAGGATGGCCGGCGGCGAAAGAGATATCGTGGTACTGGGTCAGCGACGGTCCGGTCCAGACGAATGCCGACCAGATGACGGACAAAAACCGGCGTCTGGAACAGATGCTGGAATACCTCGCGCGTACCGGCTACTACACCAGCACCCGATCCAAGCCGACGACGACAAACGATTCCGTTGACACAGCCGGGCTCGGACGCCCGTTTCGCACTGGTGCAATCTGGTGTACGTCGGAAGGGCAGGCGTTCGTCTGTACCGGGCACACGGCTGGCGCGGCCACGTGGCTTTGCCTGACCGGCGTGAACGAAATGTCCAGCTCTTCGAGTCAGAGCAGTTCGTCTAGCTCCCAAAGCTCGTCAAGCTCCAGTTCGTTAAGCTCAAGTTCGTCTTCGTCTTCGTCTTCGTCTTCGTCCTCGTCCAATTCTAGTTCTTCGTCCAGTTCCCAGAGTTCGAGCAGCCCGTCAAGCTCCAGCTCGCAAAGCTCGACATCCGAATCAAGCGAGAATTC